CACACTAGTTCGGTTCTGGCGCCACAGAGTAGGCCACGGTAACGCTGACCTGCCGGCCGCTGACCAGCTGCACGGTGCGCCCCTCGCACTTGCCGTCGGGCAGGTTGAGGATCAGCCGGTCACCGGGCTTGGCCTGGGTATCACGGTCCAGTGTGATGACCTTGCCGTTCACCGCCGAGATACGCCCGCCCACCGGTCGACCGGCCAGGAGTTCGTCGGCGATCGGGATCACGTAGCCAGGCAGCGGGATACGCCCGTCGAGGCCGACCTTGAAGGTAACGGCCCGGTCCTTGGAGTTGGTGAGCAGCGCCCACTTGCCGCGGCGCTGCGCTTCGGATTCTCGGGTGCAGCCGATGGCGCTGATTTCCAGCGGGTTGTCGCCGTAGCGGCGCTGAAGCTTGGCATCCGTAACGGCCGTGACGTCGGTGTCGTAGTTGTTCGCCGGGTTGTCGTAGCTGATCAGCGCGCGGCTGTACCGGGTGCGCTCCGACGCACTCGAGTAGGTGAACTTGCCGTCGATCACGTTCGCCCGGGTGTAGGCAAAGTCGAAATCAGTGGCGCGCGGCATGTCCGACAGCGTGAAGACCTGGCCCTGGGCCCAGTAGGTCATGCCCCGGTAGATCGCCGAGATGTCGCGCAGCAGCGACCAGGCATCAGCCTTGCTCTGCAGGTTCAGGTTGCAGATGAAGCGCGGCTCCTGGCCGCCCTTCCCGTCCGGCACCAGTTGGTCGCAATACTGCGAGATGCGGTAGAGCTCCCACTTGTCCACCATCCACGGCTTGATGCGCCGGCCCAGGCCGAAGCGGTCGGCCGTGGTGATGTCATAGGTCATCCAAACAGCGTTGTCAGTCCAGGCCTGTTTGAAGGTGCCGTCCCAGATCCCGGTGTAAGAACGTGCCACGGGGTCGTAGTTGCTCGGCACCTGCATCTTCTTCAGCTTGGTCTCGACAGTCACGGCCGGAATGCTGCGGAACTGCTCAGCCGAAAATTCGATGTAGAGCAGCGCGGTGTTCGGATAGCGAATCTTGGCGTCGATCACCTCAGTGAAGCCGGCGATCTGCATCGTGTCGGAGATTTTGTTGTTGTTCTGGTTGATGGTCAGACGGGTGATACGCATCAGCCAGCCGGTGGTAGCCCTGGGCAAATCGATACGGCGGGTGCGCTCGTAAAGGCTGGTGGTCTTGCCGTCGACCGCTTCGCTAAGCACCTGCTGGTAGGCGCCGCCGTCGGTGGCCAGCTCAACTTTGTACTCGATCCGGTAACCGTTGATATTGCCGCTGGCATCAACAGACTGGAGCGCCGGCCAGGCAAAACGCACGCGCACGGCCGAAAGCTGGGTATTGGTGATCGCCCGAACCCACGGTGTGCCGCTGCGCAGTTCAGTGCTGATGGTGGTTTCGTTCTCGATCGAGGGGATGCCCTGGATATAGGTCTGATCCACCGCCCCGGTGCGCCACTCCCACCTCACGTTCGGGAAGTTCATATTGCCCTGGGGGTCTTGCAGCGGGGTGTTGTCGAGGTAGATGTCGCGCGCGGTGGGCGTGCCTTCGAACTCACCCTCCCCGATGGCAATCAGCATCTTGGCGATAGCGACCGAGCGCAGGCTGTCGGGGGCTTCCGTTGGCGTTTTTGGTTTCTCTTCGCCGCCCTTGGCACCATGGATGTCGATTTTGCGTGCTGCGCCCATGCTTTCCTCCAGGCAATAAAAAACCGCCTCATGGGCGGCTGCGGTGCTTCAGGTGTTCGCTACATCTGATCCTCGGCGTAGATCGCGGCACTGATGATCGCGCCGCCAACCCGGCGCTTGCCGTAGCAGAGCGGTACTGGGTTACCCGATGCAGTAGTGTTCTTGGCGCTGCCGAAAGCGTAACCGGGGGTGTTCTCTGGTGCGGCGCTGGTCTTGAGGCCGCCGGCCTGGGGGCTGAGCATCTGGATGACGCCCGCCGGCAACAAGGCCAATACCGGCGCCAATGAGCGGAGTGCCGAACGGCGTGGCTGAAAAAATGACACCGACGACGATCAGGATCGCACCGACGATCGTTTGAAGGCCCCCCCCGTTTGCTGCCCACCACCACTGGCGCAATGCGAATATCACCGGAACCGTTGTAGGTCAGTTCCTTCTCGCCGATGTTGCGCTTATCGCGAAAAACTGCGAATTCAAGCCCTCGTGACTTGGCGTTCGAAAGGAAGCGCTCGAAGCAGGGATCTGGACGCAGAGCGCCTTGATGGCCTCAGCCGGTGACTTCACCGCAAGCCTGAAGGTTTTCCCGAACTGGCGGAGTTGCCCATACAGGCGAATCGTTGTCATCGGTTGGTAGTTGATCGCTGAAGCCTGCATCATTTTCTCCGGGCATGAAAAGCCGCCCGGAGGCGGCTTTATGATTTTCGTTTTTCAGTTGTAGTCGACGTAGGGACCAATGTAGAAGCCGGCCATGTCGCCGCTGATGCGGTATAGGCTTTCTTTGCCGGGCTGCACCGTGGCTGCGATGGTGCGAATTGCAGCGCCTGCGCACAGACCTGATCCGGCAAGGCCGGCGCCGAGGCTTGGCGAGCCTGGCGGAAGGTAAAAGGTAACCCGCTGACCGGTGCCAATTTTCGCAGCCTTGCGCCCGTCTACATAGACGACGATATCGCAGCCTGAACCAACAGCACCGGAGTCGCGCACAACCGTGACCTTCCCGCTTTCACCGGCCGGCTTTGTCTGGAAGGCATAAACCTCATCCGACGGCACCGGCTTCGCATCCCTCACTGAAATCGCAGATGAGGCACACCCCGCCAGCATCGCCACCGCTACCGCCGCTATCAAAATTCGCATGATCGATCCTCGTCCTGAAAGTTGCGACTGTAACCCGGACCTGTCCGGGCATCCAGCGTGTATGGAATGCCAGTGGCGACGATTCGCTGCTCAGTAGTAGCCTCCTGCCACACGCAAGGATTCCCCAGTCCTTCGCCTGCAAGCCCATGGACTGGGATAGCGCCAATATCGGCGCGTTTTATGACCTGGAGGTCAATGTGAACGAAGGACAAACCATCTTCCCCTACATCATCGTCACCTCGAAAGAAGACTACATCCCTGTAGCGGAGAAATTCGCCTACAAAGGTGTTGAAGTCGGGTGCGGTGTCATCACCTTTTTGTCAGAGTCTGATTTCGGGACAATCTACGACGCGCTAAAAAGCGTGGGCTCAGGGTATGCGCTGATCTTGGCTGATGATCTCAACTACTTCGGCGACGGCGCTTTCGATAGGGCCTTCCATCACATCAACTGATCTTCATTCTGCTGCCTGTAAAAAGAAGCTTGCCACCGACAACTTCGATTTTACCGCCCTCGGAAAGATTATACGGGCCGCTGAGCAAATACTCAGCGCGCCCATCTTGAACATCAACCTCTACCGGATCGCGATTTGGCTTGTTCCCCAGCATTGAGCGCCAAGCGATTGCCGGGCTGAACTGATCGATCTTCTGCATACCCACTCCTGCGGCCATGCCGCGTCATGTTGGTTGTTTTGCGTCTTGGTGCCTGAGGATCAGGCGTGTTCGGTCGTACCAAGGTCCGCCGTAGACGATGATCTCCGACGGCTTGCCGTACAGGTGGTGCAGCAGGAACGGGCCGGGGCCGAAGGTGCCCGACTCTTCACCGGGCAGCGTTGGATCGGTACCCAGGTAGATCCCAGCATGGTTCGGGTGAACCGTGCGCCCGACCTGCATAACGATCATGTCGCCGCGCTGCGGCCGATCTACGCGTACAAAGCCGGCAGCCTCGTAGTTCGCCTCGTAAAGGCTGGCGTTCTCCGCACTCTCCCACCAGCCATCGGCGCGCTGGTAGGCTTCGAATTCCAGACCCCATTCGCGCTGGTACCAATCTGCGCAGACCTGCCAGCAATCCCAGGCGCCGTGTACGAACGGACGCTGGAGCAGCGGTGTGCGGCCGGTTGGCATGATGGTGCGCAGATCGCCCTCGGGCCAACTCAGGATATGCCAGGGCAGCTCTGTGGCTTCGCACCATGGCTAGGTCATGCGGTGATGGTCTGCTGGTTGGCGTCAGGATGCGAGTGAACGATCCCAATCACCTCGCCCAAATCTTCCGCCGCGGCGTAATCCTCGGGATCGAGCCGAAACTCTTCGTTTGGCTCCGTGGCGATGTTCCGGCATGGGAAGTACTTCTGCGCGCGCCCTGTGGCCAACAACAGCCCGCAGCACTCACGGGGATAATCCGCTGCCGCGTGCGCCTGGAGCGCGGCGATGATGTGCTTGCGCATGGTCAGCTCCTCGCGATCAAACTGACGGCTGGGAATCCTCCAAAACTGAGCTCGTTGTTCTCGCCAAAGCGCAACTTGCAGGAAGACAGGCAGCCCTTGCATTGATCCTTGGCTGGATCATCCGTGGGGGTGTCCTCGTCATCGAACATGGCCGCTCCGGTGTAGCCGCAATCCGGCCCCCGGTAACCATTGGTCATGGCCCAGTGGCAGAAGGTCGTCATCTGCCGACCGGGCACCCGTGGTTATCGATCTCGCCCGGGGAAGACAACTCCCAGACAACCGCCTCGCCGTCCTCGCTGGTTTTCTGGTCGATGTACCAGATCTCCAGCGCTTCCTGGGTCGGATCAGCAGTCGGGTTGCCGTCGAGGAAGTTGGCCGCGTCCAGGTACTGCGCTAGTGTCTCGCGAACCGTCAGCTTGAACTTGAGCATGTCATCGAAGGCCAGGCACAGCGCCGTGATGCGTCCATTGATGTTGCCCGCGGCGAAGGTCGGGCGGGTAGCCGTGCCGTCGCTGCTCGAGGAAATCCCCTCAATCTGCACCGGCCAGGCCGCGTACTCCTGGCCCTGCCAGATAATCGACTTGGCGGGAAGATCCTCTTCCGAGCCCTCATAGGCCAGCAATTCATCTGGCGTGTGCGGGATAGCGTGACCGTGGAAGCGTAGGTAATCCGCGCCGTACTCGGTCCCGTCAATTTCGAACAGGCGAATCTCGCCGCCGGGCTCCAGCTTCTGGATGTCCGTGATCAGTGCCATGCTGAGGCCTTATGGTTTAAAGGTTTGTTCGAAGGTCGCGGTCAGCGTGTAGTTTTCCGCGCCGTGAGGGGTTAATTGGTAGCCGTCACACTTGTACAACCCCAAGTCGCCAAGGGGTGGCGTCCATAGGAACCCGCGCGCGCCCTTGTGGGAGTCTATGAAAGTCATTATCTGCTTAGTGCGGGTAGCGCCTCCGAGAAAGGTAAGCGGCCATGACTGCGACTTGCTGTTGATGCCATCACTTACAGACTGCGCGTATCCATCACCAAAGGCCTTGGTTCGCACCCGAAATTTTGTTTGCCCTGCGGTCAGTCCTGGACACCAGGTAAAGGTCTCAAGCGCCATTTTTTATCACCCGCTGATAGCTCGTTTAATGCTGCCGCCCTGCGCAAGATCCTTGCGGATCAGTTGACGGTAACGCTGATCAACAAAGTCGCCGAGATCCTTACCGAATTGCTGGTAAGCAGGATCGTCTGCTGTCGAACTGGTAGTTCCGTCGCTCGCGACAGTCACAGTCACGTTTATCTGGGCCGCCACACCGGAACCCTCAGCGCTCCCACCTACAGCGCGAACACCTAGGGCTCCGCTTGCTGTTCTGGTCAGGGGCATGATCGCCTCTGGCCCTGACTCACCCATGAGTCCCATGCCGCCAGCCATACCAAACGCCGTGGGCTTGCTGACTACGGAGTTTGTGAATGCGCCGCCGTCGGCGAACATCTGCACGCCGCCCGACCAGGCGCCGCCCATGGCTTGCGGGAAGTAGCTGCCGGAGTAGCCACCCGCTGAAGCGCCAAGGTTAGAAGATGCAGCGCCAGCAGATCCGGCCGCCAGTCCGTTGCCGCCGGCAGCACTGCCGCCGAAGTAACTCGCCGCAGCCCCCACCAGGCTGCCTAGCAAAGCGGAACTGGCCTGACGTGTCGCAATACGCGCCATGTCCGCCAGAATCGACTTGGTGAAGTCCGCGAACGACGCTTTGCCTGTAATAGCGAAGTTGACCAGCGAGTCCTCCATGGAGCTGAAGGCATTGCTGAACAGGCTCTTTGTCTGACCGGCGACATCACTGGCGCTATCCAAATAGTCCTGCCAGGCGCTCTTGGCACCATTCGACCAATCGCTTTGGGCCGAATCCATCTGCGCCCAACCCTCCTGCATCGCGGCCACTTGCTTCGGCAGGTAAGCGTTTGTCAGGTCGATCTGATCTTGAAGAGCTTTGCGCTGGGTTTCAGTGGTAGCCGTTGCAAGCTCTGTTCGCAGGGACAGCACCTTGTCATTGGTCTGACGCTCAAGTTCGAGGCGCTCCAGATAACGATCGGACTCCTTGCTGCCCATGCCTACGGCCACGGCCTGTGCTGCGTACTGCTCGCGCTGGTTGCTCAGCTGCCGCTCCAGATCAGCCTGAAACTGCATCGCCTGGGAAAGCCCGGTAGCTGAGTTCACTGCCTCGTTGAACTGGCTCGCCAGCCACGCAGTTGCCTTGCCGTACTGCTCTTTGGAGATTTTTCCGTTCTTCTCCAGGAGAGCGATCTGTCCGGTCTGCTTGCTGAATTCGTGAGCGGCCGCATTCACCGGGTCATAGGTCTGACGCAGCTGATCAAACGCTGTCGCGGCCTCTTTGAGTTGCGCCTTGAGCTTGCTCTGGGCCTCAAGTGGCGGATTTTGTGGTGCCGTTAAGCTGAGCCACCTGCTTGTCGATCGCTTCAATTGCTCGTCTGTAGCGGTCGGCGTTGTCCGGATCCTTGGCCATGGCAGCCACCAGCGCCGCACGATCCTGCTGCAGCTTGTTCAGACGGTCGTATGAGTCGAGCAGCTTCAACGATGCAGCAGTAGTTCCTGTAAACGACTCGGCGACTTTTTGCTCTTGCTGCTCAACCTGCTTGTTGCCCTCTACCAGCTTTTGGTCACCCCAGCCACGCAGCTCGGTATACGCCTTGTAACTGGCAAGGCGCTCGTCAGAGGCCTTCTTGGCTGCTACGAGATCCTGGCCAAACAAGTCACCAACGAAGAGGGTCGGATTGGTCGTAAATTTGTTCAGCGCGCCCTGTGACTTGTTGTAAGCGTCCAGCGAGCGATTGGTTGTCTCCTCATCAGAAACGCCGGCGAGGTGTCGAGTTTTACGGTCTGTCGAGAAAAACGACGTGACCTGCTTCAGGTCATTCGCCATCGCGCGCAGATCGTTTGGCAGCTGCGCCAGCCCGCTCGCAGCAGCCCCGGTCAGTTTCACGACAAGAGCGGCAAGGTCCGCCATTCCCTGCTGGAAGGCCGGGTCCTTGACGATATCGCGCAGACCGTCTAGCGAGTTTTGCAACGGGCTCATGTCTACGTTTGCAAGCCCAGACACGAACTCATTGCGCAGGCCTTCAACCTGGAACTGAAGGTCCTGGATTACTTCGTTCGCGCGGACCAAGCTGGCGATCTGAGCCGGATCCATGGCGATTCCGAAATCCTTCGCTTGCGCCAGATACTCGCGCAGGCTCTCGCCGCCCTGATCCAGCAGGGGCAGCATTCTCGAAAGATCGTTGCCCAGGCTTTCGAGAATATTGATTTTCTCGGACTGCGTTGCGACCTTGCCCAGGCCGTCAGCGATGGCTAGCAGCTGCTTGTCCGGGGACATGCGGGCCAGGTCTTCGGCGGACAAGCCCAGCTTGTTGAGTCCGTCGATGGCTTCGCCGCCACCGGTGATGACCGCATCCCCGATTTTGTCCCCGATATCCTTGAAGATATCGGCCATCTTGTCGCCGCTGAGACCGGCGCGCTCGGCCGCATATTGCCACTGCTGCAACACGGTAGTCCCAATACCAAGGGATTTTGCCCACCGGTCCGTCTCAGTGGTTGCCGCCGCCGTATTCTTCAGCATCACCAGCGAGGCGGTACCAACACCCAGAGTCGCAGTGACGACGGTGGCCAGGGCGCCGCCGACCTTCTTGCCGGCGGCCTCGGCGCGGGCCTCCATCTCCTTCATGCGTTTTTCGGTCAGGCGGCCGGCTTTATCCATGCCTTGCTCAAATCCACCGATACGCGCAATCAAGTCAAGCGTCAGCGTGCCGAGCGAACGAGTAGCCATGGGCTATTTCCTGTGGAAGCGCAGGTCACGCCCATTCGGCCATAGCCGTTTCGAGCGAGACACCTGCTTTTTCTTGGTGAGGCATGAAGTCGATCAGCTCGGCTTTACCGCCGCCCATCCGATTGACTTGCAGCGCAACGATCGCGCCCATCTGCTCGGCGCGGGATGCCAGGTTGAACGACCCATGTTTGTTTCGGTAAGCAGCCCAGGCCATAGCCTCGGGGTAGCTCATGCTGGCCTTAGCTTCCGCCACTGTTCTACCGCCGACTCCGTTCAGCACCAGCTCGTGCCAGAACTCATCGGCGGCCGTCAGTTTTTTGCGCGATCTGCCCCAGTGTTGTTCACCGCATGCACAGCGGCGAGGATGGCCCAGCCAAGCCCGGGGGCCAGGCGGAAAGCGTCCTCGTAGGAAATTGGCTCTTCGCCGTTTTCACCGGAGCGTCACGCACGTTGCGATGTACTTGGCATTGCGGCTGTCTTCGGGCTCGGTGGAGGAAAACAACTTCTCGATCATGCCGAAGGACTGCGGCATTACAAAAATCGAGAATTTGTCGGTGACCGCTTTGCCTTTGGCGTCCTCGTGCTTCCACACCACCGACTTTTTGACCATGGCGCCGCCGACAATACCGCCGGGCAGGCTTTCAGTTGAGTCAGGTTCATGTTTCGCCCTTAAG